AGTCTTTAAAGAAATGGACAGGGCAGAAGTGGACTACGCCTTCCGGTAAACCCAGTGGAAAAACAGGTGAGGTATATGCGCCTGCTAAAGCTATAAAGAAACTTCAGTCTACTGCCGCAGGTAAAAAGAAACTGGCTGCTGCCAACAAGAAGAAACGTGCTGCAACTGCTGCTGGAAAGCAATACGCCAGCCACGGCCTCCATAAAGGGAAGAAGAAAGCATGAGCATTGAATACAGAGGAGAAAGATTTGAAGGTTACAACAAACCTAAGCGTACTCCAAAGCATGCGTCTAAATCTCACGTAGTTCTTGCGAAAGATGGCGCTGAAATTAAGATGATTCGGTTTGGAGAGCAGGGAGCCAGCACAGCGGGTAAGCCTAAAGCTGGAGAGTCAGATAAGATGAAAGCTAAAAGAGCCAGCTTTAAAGCCCGTCACGGTAAGAACATCAAAAAAGGAAAGATGTCAGCAGCGTACTGGGCTGATAAAGTTAAGTGGTAGTTGTATCAGTGAAGGTGAGATAGTTCCTGCTCAAGGTCTTCATGTAGAGATTCTAGTTTAGGCTTAACAGCCCTAATGATCTGTCGCATGATAATAAGGTCTTCGTCCTTAAAGACCTTGTGCAGCTTACCTTCAGGGATACCGGACATTTCTGTCACGATAACCCCTGAAGTATCTATCAGTATATTAAAGCCCAATATGTTTGCTTCAGACGATTTCACATGCACCACCTACACAGGCTAGTTCTTGAGAACCTGTAGTATTATCTTCCTGTTCAAACTGTTCTAAGTCTTTCCAGTCCACACCTTTTGGCATAGCTGCTACTAGTTCTTTGTACTTGTCAACAGTTATGTCTTCATATGGAGCTTGTTGATAAATATGGTCACTCACGGGCAGCAAACTAATGCCGCTGCAAATATCAAAGTTATCCCAGATCCACTGAGCAACTTGCAGGAACTCATCATCTGTATAATAAACAGTGATGCTTGGCTTATGCTCACACCAATGGTTCTGGTAAGCTTTCCATAGTTCTAGCTGTTGCATAGCGCCTACTTGTTTTACTGTTACGCTTTCTTTAGGAGCCTTTACAGGAAAGCCAAATATAGAATTAGACGGTGACGTTACATCTTGCTCTACTGGGAATCCTGATTGCTCCATAAAGACTGCAAGCGGATCTTTTTTGTCTGAGCGTACTCTTCTGACATAGTACTTAGAAAAACGAGGATGAATACCAGAGGCACTATCAACAAGCTGAGATACAGTACCGCTTGGCTTAACCGCAGTAATAGCTGTAGATTGATTAATGCTAAGCTTCTTAGCCCATTCCTTATTAGTCTTAATAGCCACATTTTTTATTTCCTCTAGCCATTCGACTGTCTTATCTGTGGATTTTCCAATGACGTTATGATCCATAATGCCTGTCATACTCACGCCCAATAACGCTTCTTCTTCTGTGTTCTTCTTCCATATATTACGCACATAGCGGAAGTCAGTAAGCGTTGCTTGAAGCGTACCAATAATAGCTGCAATACGACATTTCTTTTTAAGACTCTCAAGGTTATCAGTTGGTCGAACAACGATTTCACTAAGATTGCACAGTTGGTTAGATCGTAAAATTATTTCCGAACATGGATTTGTCCCGAAGTCGTAAGTAGCGTCCCTACGTCCGTTACGTGCAGCAATCTTCTGTGCTGCTACACGGCTAAAGATACCACGCTCACCTGCCTTACTCTCATACATAGTCTGCATCTCAGACAGGAAGGCTGAAAAGTCAGGCTTCTCTGTATACGCCACGCTGTTGTTAGCCAACGCACGTTGTCCTTCATTCGCCCACCACGCACCTGACTTAGCCTTAGCCATACGTTGATCAGACAGATTAGATAAACTAATCAATGCTGAACGTCTAACACCTCCCACAACCACGATGTCAGCGATCTTACAAACAATATCATGGCACTCAATGCTTGTCAGCTTACGATCCTTAGCTTTCTGGAAGAGTGCAATACAAAAGTTAAACAGATCAACTAACGGCTCTGGCCCAGATGCTCTACCACCAAACGTCTTTAGTCGTTCGCCTGCACCGCGCACTCTACTTACATCCCACTGCGGTATCTTACCTGCATACAACATAGCAATTAACTCACGGAAGGCTGATGCCCACCCAATCTTGCTGTCGCTCACCATGATAATGCTGTCAGTAGCATGGAAACTTTCAGCAACTTCTGGAAGCTTGTTAATGAAGTTACGCTCAACGCTGAACCCAACTCCTGTGCCACACATGAGAACATACATCAGCTCGTCAAAGCTTCGTGGAGAATCGATATGCATGTAGCTACAGTTGAACCCTGCTATGTTGTCTTTGTCTAGTGCTACACCGGCTGTCATCATGCATCTCATGCTAGGCATAACTTCTAGATCATGTATTGCATTAAACAACTCTAAGCCTATCTTATCATCTATCTGTCCACGATCTTTCCAGAAGTCTACATATCTGTTAACTGTTTCGTGCCACGACTCTCTGCGTTTTTCTTCTGGCATCCAACGTGCATAGCGGCTCTTGTGTATAAACTGTTGATACTGATCCATTATTCTTTTTCCTTTTTGGGGTAGTAAACTATAATTATTGAATTGCATTCAGGACAACTTAACTCTGTCATCATATCATACTCTTCATCTTCTTCGCTTATGTCGTGATCACCGCTCCAGATAACCTCTGATCGACAATGCCAACATATCACGCTATCTCTTCCACACTATCTATAAGTTTCTGCAAGTACCACTGAGCTTTTTTTGCATCCTCTAAAGCCTTCCCTTTATAGGACATCCTCCAAAGATACTTGAGGCAGTTACCTTTTAAGTAACCTTCAAAGGCTTTAGTGGACATACTTGCTTTAATAGCTTCAATACATTCTACTCCACCAGAGTTGTAGTGGAGGGGCTTATTAACTACGTCCTCAAGCTCTTTATCTGCAATGACATGGTAGGCTGTCATGTCCTCGTCAGTTACTATATAACTCTTAGGGCCGCAAGGTATTATTGCAGGATTTTCTTTACGTACTCTATCCCAGTCTGCTGGTGTTGCGTTATTAATGCTCATGTGCTGCCTCTGAATATAAATTAAGTTTAAGGTCTTTTCGTTTACTGATTTTTAACTTAGATGAAGAGCTTATTTTTTTAAACTTCTTTTTTCTTTCAAACCTATTACGTCTTTCATCTTTGCGAGTTCCGTCAGTCATCGAAAGTTTCTCGCTTTTCTGCGTTGATCCAGCTATCAGGGATACTGTCTTCGCTATACCACCTGAAACCTTTGGAACTTGCCCACTCACCGTGAGATCGTTTCGTTCCGTCCTTGCGTCTAGTGGCTTGTGGCATCGGAGCGCTAGGATTAGCAAACAAGAACACTAGCTCCACATCGTCCGGTAACACCTTGCTTATCCACACATACTTGCTGTACTCCGCGAAGTCCCAGAACCTGCCCTTAGCTTCAAGCAAAATCTTCTTGCCGTCTATCTCTTTAACAAAGTCAGGCTCATATTTGTGATCAACGGTGTATGTTACTTTGTCTGTATGAAAGCTCCAGTCATCTAAAATGCCTGAGTGCAGCTCGTACTCCCAGTTAGAGTCGTAACCCTTGACTACATCCTTCTCCACTGGCCGCTTGACACGGGCTTTGCGGTATCCTTTCTTGAACTTTTTCAATGTAGTTGTGCCTCTCTACGTTCTAACTCTGCTTCAACGACCATCTTTAAATCATTTAAAAACAGAGAATCAATTTCAGTAATAGAAGAGTCGGAGTTAAACAGGAAGCTACCGACTGAGATTATCATCTCCTCTATCGTTAGCCCACAGGTCGCTGATTTACTTTCCACGTTATCATCTCCAAATTAACATCTTCGATTTGAATAGCTGGGAATATTTTGAGGAGCTGAATGATCTTCTTCTTGATCCACTTAGGGTGATACGCATTTAAAAACATAGTCCGTCCCGCCATGTAGTGAGTTTGTTCTGGCAGGAAAGACTTGTACGTTTCGGTGGTTATCTTAGATGCCTCCTCCTCTTCCAATAACCCTTTAAGCCACGACACTAGAAGTACCGTAGCGTGTTTCTCTATTCGTTTGCTGCGTCTTCTGTTCATATTAGTTCCTCTACTTTAGGTTCGACAACAACCTCTGTTAAGTATGTTCGTCCGTTGGAGTATTTAAAGGTTCGTAGCCCTTGACCATCATTAGAATCTGCATAACACTTAAACTTATACTTACACCAGTTACAACCCTTTGCAAGTTTCATGTTGCCTTTCTTGCCGTCTGGGACTGGATCATAACACAGGGATGGTGGAGTGTCCAGATCAAGCGCAGGTAAAAGCTGAGATATTCTAGTATCTATGTTAGGCTTATCTAGATCATCAGGAAGATACATACAAAGCTCGCCACTCTCTTTGTTTAAAACTAAGAACCCTCCGTTTTCTGTACCCTCTGCCTTCTCATAGCCAGCAAGCTGTCCTAAGTAACCGAAGGGATCATCCTCTGCTAATCGACCATCACGGAACTTGTTGAATGCAAAGCGAGAAGCAGTCTTAACATCAACAACCTCACCGTTTATCTTGCAGTCCATGTGTCCAGTAATGCCGTTAACTACAACCTCTTTCTGTTCGTCAGTAACTTTATGTCCAGCCATCCGAACTAGCATCAATACAATCTCTTCTAGCAGATGACCGTACAGGAACTTGATTTGTGTTGCACCATCAATACCTCCACGACCTTCAGGGTCTCTCTTCTCATACCATAGCTGACGCGAAGGCTTGCCAACATTAGACATACGAACAGTGAAGTCGGTATTTCTTTTGCGAGGAGTAGCCCAGTCCATGAGCGCAGCTCTCATCCCTACCATAGTTTTATCTATGTCTGCTTCAGTCAAAGGCAGTGCTGTTCCGTCCGAAAGACCTTCTAGTTCTTGATATATGTCAGATACTACTGTTGATAGTGTCATCTTTCTCGCCTGTATATGCTTGTATAACTTGTTTAAGTGTAGAGGTGTGGCTTTTAAACCACTCTCCTACTCTCTCTATGCCTTGCTCATCTAAGATTGTATGTATGCCTTTCTCTGCTTCTCTTCGATCTTCAAAGTGTTTGCAGTATTCTACTCTATAGTCACGCAAAGGTGAAGAGGTTTGAAAAGCACCACATCTATCGTAAGCGTCAATAGCCATGCCTACTTTCTTCCAGTCTTTCCACGCTGGGTTAGATATAATATAAACATATCCAGCAGCAACGTGATCAAAGACACCTAGAGCTTTAGCGCCTAAGTGCTTAGCTATCATGCGAGAACTTGCTGTCCCTGCCTTAATATGGTTAATAATCCTTAGACTGTCCACGCACGGCTTGCACTTATAATATCCCTTGTCTGGAAAAGAAGGATACCAATTAGTAGGTACAGTTAATTCATCTTTACATTCTAGACATCTTTTAATTGTTGTAGAGTTCATTATAGTATTCTCCGGTTATATTTTTAGTGTGTTTCACTCCAGTTATCCCCTACTTTATATTCCCCATCTAGAGGACAGTTAAGGTCAAAGTCTTTGCCTGCTTGAATAATAGCTTCAACGCCTGCCTTACCTACAGCTTCAGCATCAGCAGTACTGCACTCTATCTGCCACTCATCGTGTACGTTGGCAACGAATTTAGCGGCTAAGTCCTGCTCAGCTATCGTCTTGTCTAGTAGGATCAGTGCCTGCTTCATAATTATTGCTCCTGCTCCTTGCAACAAGGTATTTAAAGCGGCATGTTCTGAGCGAACAGTCAAGCGTCTACCATCTAGTGCTTTAACGAATCCGCTTTTAGCTTCTCTTTGTACTCGTCCTGTAAGAGCTTTAAATGATGGGAGATTATCAAAGAATGATTGTCTAAGCTGCTTGCCACCTGCTCTACCTCT